TTTGGCTATTAGCCCCAACTTTTTTTCATGTATCCTATCATCTAGATTTTTAATTTTACTTTGTAATCTAGTCTCTGGTGCATTTATTCTATTTAATCTTATTCTTTGTCTAGTGGATACTTTAAAGCCTAAGTCTATATCTGCATCTATAGTATCTCCATCTACAATCCTTATATTGGAAAGCTTATAGTAATATAGTTGACTCATTTAGATTTTGAACTCTACATCACCAGAATCGAGACTTTTGTCTTCTGGCTCTAAGACTTTACTTACGGTTAGAGACTCGGTCTCTGCACCACCTACATCTTCTTCCTTTAGGTTATTTGGGCTAACGATAGCCCTCATTGCCTGAATTAAGATTTTGTCTGTCTCAGTCATTGGGTTAAACTCCTCTTCGCTATCAAAGAGAGATTTGATTTGATTGTATTCGTGATCACCGATTAATAATTCTACTAATTTCATTTATATTGCATCCTTTTTTGAGATTCCTAATATTCTAGCCTTCCAACTTTCCATGTCGTCAAGCCGTTCGACTTCTTCCTCGACTAGAGCTTTTTGCATGTCAGCTAATTGAACCATTTGCTTCCTCTGCTCCTCTAGTTGGAAATTCTTAACGAGCGATAATATACTGGCATGATCGTCACGCCGATTCTTTAGTCGCTCTGCACGGTCACCATTTAATTTCTTAATAAGTGATTCCATGCGTTTCTCACATTTATCATATTCATCAGTTTTAGATTTTAATACTTCTGCTAGTCTAACAGTCATATCTTGCTGATCCTCAACCTCATTGAACATATTATTTAACTTTTCTGTATGAGAAGATATATTTTTTAAATTAATGTAATCTACACAGACATTAATATATAGATTTATTTCGTCTGCTGTAAGATCTGGTTTGTCCCATGTAGCCCTTATGAATTCAGCCTCAAATAATTTTCTATCTTTATCACTACTGTAGTTACTTATTACTAGGATGAATCTAGGGGAAGAAAGGTTTCTAACAAGGTTCTTGGCACATTCTATATCGTCATGTGTCATCTTATCTTCAACGAACTCTGTGTGAGCAAATTCGTTAATTTTACTTATAGCCGTTTTTGTTATTTTAGGCGGGTGGTATTGCCTGTTAATAGCTGTTTCGCTTTCATGGACAAAATTAGGCTCATATTCTCTTAAAAACTCTAATACGCAGACATGGTGCTTGGAGAATCTTTTAACGGTGACATCTGGGAACAGTATTTCTGAAATTTGAAATGCACTCAACCCATTCTCAGCCTGAGCCTTAATAAAATCTACTTGAGCTTCGGTTAAATCTATATCTTCCATTTTCTCCCAAGCACTGGTTTCATATTCCAAGTTTTGACTTGCTAGAAATTTCCTAACCGCCCTGCCTTCTTTTGTGCGACCATCTAGGTCGGGATCACCAAATAGTCTTCTAGTTAAATCGATAAGACTTGGATTTTTCTTAAACTCTTCGGTTAAGAACTTTTGTTGTTCGTCAGTTAAGTCCATCGACATCGTCCTCCCCTTTCAGAAATGTGATACCCTTGTCTTGCAGTATTTTTACCGCTTTTTCTTTTAGTAAATTTTTAAGGTTTTTTATTTGCTTGTAGCCAGCCTTCCTTCCAGACTCACTACTTTTAAAGCCCATCTCTTTGGCTGCTTCTTCGTCTGTTAATTTTTGTACATATAGTAATTGAAATGCCTGCCACTGTCTTTTATTTAAAGCACCCTTTAATTCATGTATTAATTTACCAATAGATTTATCTATATTATGGTCATCATACTCTTCATGATTATTTATTTCGTGATAATGATTTTCTATAGATAATGTAATCTTTACATTGTAAGCTTGTCTTTTTGTTTTTTCCCACTTAGCATATAAAGGACAGCCCCCATCTTGCTTGCCGCTAACAGTAAACTTACATTCGTTTTCTATAGAATCATTAGAGAACGGACAGTTTAAACAAGGTCTAGCATAATTACTATAATTATTTCTTAATATATTTTTAAATTGATTACTTATTATTTTATTAAGCCAAGGCTTTATTGGTCTATCTTGATCCCATTGAGTCCATTTCTTATGTATGTGTGCACGGATAATTTGGCAGACGTCATCAAAGTCAAGCCAAGATACAGATGTTAAGAACCAGTTGTTGCGCCTTTTATTTAATTCAGCGTCAATTAGTTCTGAGAAATCTTCGTATTTGTATTCTGGGTCAGGGTCTTTCTTTGTCCTCATGAAATATATCTGACATTTTGTGTATATTGTCTTGAGGTACGTCTAGATCATACTCTAATTTAGCGATAGAAGGAACTTCATCGATATCCGTCTCGTCTTCCTTTAGTTGCTTGATTGGAGTTTTTTCAATTAACCCTTTTCGTTTCGTTTGTGTAGTTGATGGCGATTTACTAAACGATGCTAATGAATCGAATGGCGCACCGCAATTACTACAGAATTTTGGAGGTTGATAAGAAAATTCGTTTTTCCCTCCGCAGCTTGGACAAAATTTAGACCTCATGTTTTATTATAAAAACAAAAGACTAAAAAATCTAATTAAATTAAATAAGCCGAAAGTATTCTCCCTTGGCAGCGCATGAATTCTTTCATTTGCTCTTTACTGGTGATTTCCAACTTGTCGCATTTTGCAAATATTGGTTCAGCTTTATTTTTGACATAGTCCAACCCTAACATCCCGATGATCTTTCCATCTAAAGTTTTTAAAGGTATATTATACAACGATATCACACCTTTTGAAAGAACGAGATTTTTTAGTGTTTCATCTTTTATTTGAGAAGTATTACTGTAATAATACTCACCATTATTAATTAATAAATGTATGTAATTATGGTAATTTGAAACTAAATGGTTTTGTGATCTTGTTGCCTCCCTACTTGTCCCTGGGGTGCAGGACTCATGCGTACAACTAAATTTCTGTTGGCTTTTTCCAGAAACATAATAGCCACCATTATGGAACTGCAATACATACGCGCGGTCAGCCCCAGTCTGCTCGAGTATATAATCTAGGCATAATAATATATTTTCGTTAGTCTCTAGGTCGTCTCTTATTGGGTCCTTTTTAGCCTTAGCCCTTCGGCTAACAAAAAGCTTACCCAGCAGCACACTAGCGATAGTGGCTGAAGCACTTATAACTGCAACAACAATTTCTGTCCAATTCATATCTAAAACATTACACAGATTTAACTTTTGTGTGATTTTAGTTTTTTAATTATGAATTTTAATATTTCACTGCGCATAATATCGTTTTCTGTAAATCTAAAGCAGTATATTCCTTTTTCTTTACTTTCGTCGTCGTCGAACAGATCAATCATTGGCTTTAAGCCTGATCTTCCGTTGATATCACTTTGCATTAAGTCACCACAAATAAAGAGTTTTGAATTTTCTCCTAGCCTAGTGACCATGGTTACTAGCTCTTTAAAAGTGAAGTTCTGGGATTCATCCGCAACGACAATTTTATTTAACCAACTAGCTCCTCTGAGAAAGTTAATTGGCATAGCCTGTATCCTGTTGCTCTTGAGTAATTCTGACTTCAGTGTTGTGTTACTAGGTAAAAGTTCGGCTAACTTATCCTCGAGGGGAGCCATGTAGGGGTTGAATTTTTCCTCCAAGGTTCCTGGCAGAGCACCCAAACCTTTTTCAGCACTCTCAATTGCGGTTCGCACATAAAACAAATCCAAGGCATCGTCTCTTTGCAAATGACGTAGAGCTGACATCACAGCCATGTAGGTCTTCGTAGAACCAGCTGGTCCTAGCACGAAAACTATCTTGGCATCATCTCTAAGTGATAGTTCTAGAAATTTTTTCTGCTTTTCGGTTAATTTAAGGCCTTTAATTTTCACTTTAGCCTTAAGTGCGTTATCGTTTAAATTTAAATCTTCGGGGTTGGTAGCTTTTTTTCTAGCCATATAAATTTGGTTTAACTGTAATTACACTTGAAATTAGTGTATTATATATTAATAATAACATTATTATTGATATGTCAAGAATTTCTAAATCCGAAATAATGAATCTGCTATGCAAAAACTTCACTGCATACGCATCCACTCAATGGCTAAAAAACCCAAACAAACACATGGATGGGTTAACACCTTCTGAGTGCATGACTAAAGACCAAAATATAAAGAAAGTCTACAATGCACTCAGCAAGGAAATAGCAGAAACGAAAAATAAAAAATGCAAATAGAATATTTATCAG